CATACTCATCACGCTTATCTTTATATCTTCCTCCTATCTTTACCTCATACTCAGATTCTTGCCGTAGTTTTGTGTAGTAAATACCAGAGTTAGAGGATACAAAAAAAAGGAGATCTAGTTTCCCAGATTCTCCTTGTAAGTGCTTTTGTAACAGCAACCCAGCTTTAAGCTTCTTTAATGACAGAATTACATCGGGGAATTCCCCCCAATTAAATGCTCTCGTTTTAATTTCTGCCCATGCAAAAGGCTTATCCTTGTGCAGAATAAGCCCATCAACTTTCCATGTCATCGGGAGCTTCAAGAACCGTACTTTTCTTGAATGCTCTATTTGTTTTATTACTGCTGCCTCTCTTTGTAGATCCTCTTCTGTCTCGTAAATTTTCCGCATGGAATGCCATTTCTAATTGAGTTTCGTAAATCTCATGACCACAGGCGGGGCATTTCCAATGGTCCTCATGAATAATAATTTCTGGATTATACGACATCCAGAGCATGTAGTTATTACAACATTTTGGTGTTACTCCTTTCCTTCCCAAAACCTACTCCCAAATATTCTAGCAAGCCTGTAATATAAATGAGCTTTTAGTTTTAACCAAAAATTATCCCCAGCAATAATTAGCATTTGAGCCAAAAATAGCTTATCAATAACTTCTCGGCTTAAATTATTCTGAGCATAAGATTTATCAATGTAGGTTTGGTCATGCCACCTACAAGCCTCAAAGAATGGGTCTTTCTTACCTGTTGCTATGGGGCTAATGCCGCAACCAGTATGGTTATCGTCTTTAGGCATTTTATTCACCTTTAGAATTAAGCAATTTCCGAATCAGGCACACGTCCACTAACAAAATAGAGTACAGCTTTTCTAGCGATTTGATATCTAACCTTAAGCTTTTAATCTTTTTGTTAAGTGCTCGGACATTCCGCATAGTCGCATCGCTTGGATTGCGAGGCTTTTTTGCTTTTCTTTTTTGCATTGCCATTACTCCATTTAATCGGTTTAACAATTACAGATCCCACTGAGTACGTTTTTTTATGTTTCAATTTGGCAAGTATGGGATTCTCTGCTACCAAACTACTTTTAAGCATCTGCATTTTTGAGTCATCCCAAGTCTCTCTTATCTTAAAAGTACGAGCCCCATTCTCCTTACTAGATGAATAGGCATAGTCGGGCTTGCCTCTATCGGTTAGAGTCAAGATCTCGCTAAGCGAGAGTGATCCGAGCCAGTCTGATAATAGTGCATGGGCAGGATGTGGCGCATACCAGCCAAGTTCTTTAGCTCTGCGTTTTACAAACGAATCTAGCCTATGCTTCTTTGGTTTCATCTTTACAGATCTCCATTCCGTCATAAAAAATGTCGGGCCAGATGTTGGCAGGACAAGGGGCATTGCCAACCCACGGCGACAAACGGCCTTAACCGCTTCTCGCAAACCCCTCGCTGGTCCTCAGTTATTCCCCGACTGGGAGAACTCCACGGTACGCTTGCGCGTTTCGGGCAAATAGCCCTCGTCAGCCGTGGTCGATGTCGTTAGTCATTCTTCCAGCTCCACGATTGCAACGGGTTTTGATGGCTGCCCAGCATCGCAGTAAATTTGAAAAGTTGTACTGTTCGGCTCTAGCAGTTTGTGCAGGTTATCTAATGCCCAACGTGCGCCAGCAACAAACATCCCACTCATTTTATCGTCATTCTCTGCGCATTTAACCGCTCTGTTAACAAGCAGTTCGGTTATTCCTTCTCTCAGCTTTGGTGTGCTCATATTTACCTCGCTAACTTTTCCCAGTGGGCTATGACATCAGGGGCAGCGCTCGTGCTGTCTTTCAATAACTTAGTAGCGCGCTCCTTTAGCCAAGCCTTGTTGTCATTAATTAAAGCATCCCAATTCAAAGACTCAAAATCGTGTTTATATTGCGGATAAAGTAGTTTTGAAAAATCCAACACTCGCCCTACTTCTAATCCTCGCGTATGCCTCAGAATGTCCAAATCGGCACAAGAGGCTTGAAAGCCAGAAACCGATAATTTATTTGCCACAAAATTGAATGCTGCAACGGCAGATTGAGACATCGCATACACGGATGTTCCATAATCATGTGGACGGTCCACGAGGCTGGAAATATATTCTATCAGTTCTTCAATGGTTTTAGGCGTAGGTACTTTAGCCTCCCTCATTTCGTCTTCATCCATTAATGACTTCGGCTTTAGTGTGCTCATTTTTTAACACTCCAAAACTCTGCTGGTACTTTTCCACCACATACCTGACACTTAAAAACAAAATGATACTTCATGCACCTCAGTTGGTTTTTTGTGCAAACATTACACTCGCAATACCTTATTCGTTTTGGCTTAAACCTTCCCAATCGCGAGAGCTTGTCGAACACACCTTGAATATCCTTCATCATCTCCTCAAAAGTGGATCGCTGTCATAGTTTATACTTTACCTTTATGGAGCGATCAAAGCCTCCGGCTTCTCTCATCTCTGACAGCGATCCGGCCCAAGCCAAACGGCGTGGGGCGCATGGCTGTTAGGGCTTCTCTTTATCTGAATCACGCAGAGCTTTCATCAATTGCTCGTGTTCGATAAACACCTGATAAGGCTGAAATATATAACAGGCCATTACAGGCATCTTTGTTTCATTGTGATACTCAATAAAGCTGCTTCCTCTGTGCTCTTTTAAGAACCGCTCCAGCTCTTGAAAGTATTGAGCATCGGTTCCCCAACGGGAACGGGCAAGCTTTTCTATATCTAATTCAGCGTTACCATCCGGCCTATTGTCGCTCATCGCTCCCCCTGTTTGGTTAATGACTCAATCAACCTTTGAACTTTTGCCTGCGCATCGTATCGCTGCCCAGCTCCGAGATCCTCGTTTATGGCTTGGAGTTCAAGCAGAATTCTTTGAATCACTGCGCTGACTCCCCATGCAAAACAATCAGAGTGGTCATATAATGAGAGGTTGTAACGTACTTGCTTTTTCCAGTTATTAAGCAATTCTTCTTTCATCACTCACCCCCATCCATCTTTGGCCTTGGCGGCAAGACTAAGGGCGCTTCTTCTGGCGTTTGTAGGTTGCCGACCTTCTCACCAAAAGCATTCAGGATTTGCTTTATATCTTCCGTTTGCAAAGCTTTGTTACGAAGCAGCCGAAAAACAAACTCAATTGTATCTAGTGCGCCTTCTTTATATTGGTACGCTTCATTGTGGGGCAAATGGCTTTTAGTACCAAAATGATGTGCAAGCGCGTCTTCTAGTGGTTCTAATCTCGGGTCTAAGCGTGTCATGTTTTAAGCCTCCACTTTATAAAGTGCATCAATTTCTTGCGGGGTAAGTTCAACCGTTGTCGACGAGCTGTAGCCCCGAACAACTTTGCGATAGGCGTTTATCGGTAGCTGTGAGGGGTTTGGAACGGTAAAGCAAAAGTCTCGCACTGGTTTATTTTGCACAGCATCCAGCCTAATTCCGTTTTTGTTTGTTGTTATTTCAACGTGTCCCATTTCAACTTTGGTTGCATTTGATAGCATAATGCAATCGCGGTCAGCGCTTGGCGCAGTGAATGAACAGTTTTCGATAACTACATGATCAGTTTGTTCCCCAGTCGCGTTATACATTGGGCCCTTCCCGGGGTCTCCCCAGATGACTAGAGATCCGCCATTTGATGCCACTGTTTTGCAGTTGCGAAAAGTAATAGTGCCACCCAAGTGCCCTGCAACCGTGTAAGCACTAGCGCCTTCAATATGCCCGGCATCAATCGCGAGACAGTCTTCTATGAGAATGTTTCCCGTACTGCATGGTCCCGAAATTCCTCGGTTAACGATCTGAATCATAGTGCGCCCGTTACGTGTCGCGACGCATCCAACTACGCTTGAATCTCCGCATACGTTGTCTGCATAAACAAAATGCTCTTGGTTACCAAAAGGCAGCGAGCAGTTAACAACGTTAAATGAAGCCGGACCATGAAAGCGAAACGCCCATTTGTTTGGGGTTTTCGTTGGGTGAGTTGTGTCAATTGTGATGGTGTCAAAATTTAGATTGTAAAAAGGCCCCTGATTTTGATACGTCAGAAAGCCTCTCTGATTATTCCCACAGAATAAGGTGAAGTCTTTGAACGTAAGGTTATTAGGTGCCGCAATTCCGGGGGTTTGTTGAAAATTCACCTCCCCAAAAATCCTTGCGTTTGGCCTAAGCCCCATAATAGTTAGGTGCTCAACTGGTTTAAGCGCTCTAGTGACTGTGTTGGGGCTCCACTTATTCCCGTTGCCGATATTCAATCCGTTGTGAGCGCCGATGAACCCAATAGAATCACCGGGCTCGGCTAATCGCATTGCCATAGCAAGCATGTTATCCTGTGGTGACTGGCGTGGCCAACGTTGTTGACTAGCTGTGTGGATTACTTCGCTCGGTGTGGCTATGTATGTTGGTCTCATTTTATTACCTCATTCAAAAATTCTTGGGTGTCTTTAAGTTCAATTAGTTCATGGGCTAAATCTTCGGCCTCTGTTTCGAGGCGCTTTTGGTAATCGGCTTCGGCCTCAACCATAGCTAAATCAAAAACCTGTTCGGCGATTAACTCCACAGTTTCGCGGGGTAGGTTCAGCCGCAGGGTTAGCGCGTCGATGAGGGAATCTAAGCTGCTCATTTCTTTTCCCTCTCCTCAATCTCGCGCAGGATGTCGGCGCGTAATAACTCAAACATTGAAACAAGCGCTTTAATGCAGTCTTTTCTGGCGGCGTAATCGCACTGTTTCTCAACGACCTCTAGTTGCCCAAATATCCTAATTGCGTAATCCTCTAAGTCCTGTTGCAGGTGATTATCTTTAGGCTTCGGCTTGCTGGGGTCGTCGACTAGTTTGAAGTATTTCGACATTCTTGGCTCCCAAAGGATAACCTCCCATCCCCTCGAACTAGAAAGGCTACACAGAAGACCGTTCCGATACTGGAAGGTATCCCCGTGGATATCCTCCTGATAAGCAAAACACTGCCCATCACCAACCAGCGGCCACAGCTCTTGCCATGTTAGGTTCTCGCGCTTCATAGCTCCCCCCTTGCAAACTTGTCGGCGGCTTTTAGGATCTCTTCTGCTAATTCGCTTGTTAGCTTCTGTGACCAAGACGGATGGCCAAACTGAGGCGAGGCTAGAGCCACCTGCAAAAATACCTCGCGGCGGCGGCGCATATTTTCTTGGTCTGCCTCAATCTCCTCAAGTATTTCTTTTGTAGTATCTACTGGCTCGCTCGCTACTGACTTGGTACGGTATTTGTAGCTTTTTGCGAACGCCTCCATCTCGTTTTCAAACTCCTTCGTCGACACTGGGATGACTGTGTGGAAGTTTGGTTTTTGCTCGCTCGCCTTACTAAAGTCTGGCAACTCGGCCCAGTGGGTAACTTTACACGCTGGATCGTCAACAGCCCTGACGACTGAGCTAAAACTTGAACTAGGAAACCACGCGAACGCCGGTCCCCCTTCAGAATAAAAACAAAGATATGACCCCTCTTTCTCCGGCAACCGCTCGGCTACTGGTATAAATTCTAGTTCGATTTTGATGGTCATTATTTACATTCCTTATTGAGATTCTCCATCCTTCGATTCCAAGAGTCTTTTACGGCTTCTACGTTAGAACATGGGCCAACGTCTATTGGAGGATGTGACTTATCATGACAGCTCGCCCACCATTGGTTTTGATCGTCGATGAAACTATTTTCCTCGCACAGTGTCGGGAGATTCCCGCAGAACCTACACTCCATTGCTTTTTTCATTTCACCCTCAAACAATGCTTAGCCTTAAACTTCTCACTCTCAGAAAATCCCAGCCCGTTAAGCGCGTAATAAAGTACGCCCGAGTGCATAATGCTGCCCGTGTCGGTGCTGTGGTTAAGACTTAAGGTATGTCCAAGCTCGTGCAGCGTTCCTAATATGGTCTGTAAGTAACGGCTTTGGCCTTTATCGTTACTAAGAGCAAGGCTCGCCATTCCCATAGTTAAGCCGTTGTTCTTCTTCCAACATTGCGTATGCCCTCGCCCGATAAACCACATTTTACCACTCGCATCTAACTGCGGAGGGGTAAGCACTAGAGCCCACTTTTTTCGGCCTGTAGTAAGTCTGACCTTGTAGTGGTTCGCATAGTGCCAAAACTCATTCAGGCTTGAATTGTAAACAAAGCTTTTTGTCTCAGCGATTCCCCTAACTCTAATTTTAATTTTGCGTTTAAAATCCTGCTTCATCACGGCTTTGATTAGCTTGTTAGTGTCGGACACATGCGCTAACGACGTGGCCCGAGGCGATTGCACATAATAAACATTCAGCACCGGCCTCTCAGCTTGTGCGGTAGCGCAGTGCGCTAGAGCGGCTGTAAGAGCAAAAATAAAAGCGATTTGGGTTTTCATTCGGTTAAATAGCCCCCTTTCGGGGGCTCTCCTTGTTAGCGCTTGTTGCTCGCTACTTGCACAAAGGGCTCGCCTTCCCAAATTGTCCAAGCGGTATTTAAGATATCGACGCTTCCCCACAAGCAGGTTAGGTAAACGATAAACCAAAATAGCTTGTGGATAGAAAAGAAAGGTTCAGCATAGAACTCATTGTTATTTGTCATTGCGGTAGCCCTCCGAGCAATTAACGAAGCGGCACTTTAGCGGCATAGACTTACTAGCCGTTTCCTGAACTTCCTTACGTTCATCAACAGCATACACGCCAAGTTTTCCCCCTAGCTCGATACCGGAGCATCCACTAGTTACCATCATTACTGTTGACCAAATAACAATGCTTACTGCTAGTCCAATTCTCATATTAGTCTCCTTAATTTACAGTTACTAAAACCTACTAACTCTAACCATTACGAACATCTCACAGTGATATTATCGTGTCAAGATAATATTTACTTTAGCTGAATATTATTTCTTTTTTCCAAATAAAAACCGGGGATAGTAGCACCAGCTTTTAGTGCTTCTTTTATAGCTTTTTTATCTGCTGATACTTCAACTTTAACGCGTTTAAACTCCTCTGGAATCTCTGGGTAACTTCCATCTGGATTAGGAACTTCCATAACTCCTTCGCTAGCTCTAAAGGAAATAGATCCACAACCAAAACCCCAGTTCTCCCCTTGGCAATATTTAGCAAGATACGTTTTTACACTTTCAGCGGCATCCGTTCTTTCATCTCTTAAAGCTTGTAATCTCTTAACCTCAAGGTCTGCGCTTTTAGCTCTAGCATTAAGAGAGTGATACAGCTTGAGCATCGATTCTATTTTTTGCTTCTTATCCCACTTCCTTCTTTCTAGCGTGTCTTCAATAGCCTTTTGATCGAGTCCGTCAGCTCTTTCAAAGACTGTCATTTCAAGTAAGAGCGCTTCAAGCTCGTAAATATCCTTAGAAATTTCGTATAGTGATTCACTCATACTAGAACTTAGCCTCTTCAATCATGTCGTCGATCATTCTTGTGAAAATATGGCCCTTCCCTTTCGGAACAGCACCCCCATACTCAGATAACTTTTTGCGTAATCTGGTTTCAACTTCTTTGGGGCCAAGTAAGTCCATGACGTAATCTATCTTTCTGACCCATTCGCCATTGCCGAGATCTATGCATGAATCTTTATGGAACCAGTCTTTAAAAACTCTTCCATCGTCACTTGTTTTACACAGCACCATATTATTTTTGGCGTAGTACTCGCGCATTTCAGCCTGATACTTTGCTGACTCTTCACTAGTCTTAAATCTGCTAGTGCGCTTTTCGTCAGTGTAAATAAAATCTACCCACACAATATTTTCATCCTTACCACCAACTTTTCTGCCTGAGAGACTCACTTTTTGTTCAAGCTTCAAAGCCAATGCCATAGGTAACAGTTCTTCAGCAAACATCAGCGCGTAAATATCACTTGTTTTTACGTCTCTAAAAGGGATTTTTGTGTAACGCTTGCCAGATTTGGCTACTGATTCTTTTCCAGTACCAAGAACAGTACCAGAAAGCTTAATTGATTTAGAGTATTCTTTGCTCATATGGGTCTAGTCCTTTTTAAAAATAACTAACAACTAAAATGGAACATCATCCTTCTCAATAGGTAACACTTTGAACTTAGCAAGTTTTGGGCACTCAACAGGAGACGTAAACATAATTCCATCTGGATCAGTTTTAACGGCACCAGCTTTTATAAGTATTTGCCTTGCTGCTGGAAGCTTATCCTTTACGCAAGTACTCAAATCGTAAAAATGCTCTTCTACTTTCTCAGCTAAGGCACCATCTTTATAGGCATCAAACTCATTAGGCTCTTCAGGCTTATTATTGGCCTTAATCTGCTGAATATTCTTTCCGTTGAAGTAGTCTAAGCAGCTGCCCTGCATCGTCTTATTGGGCATAATCGCGCCTTTAACGATATTAGCGTACACCTTGCCATTTTCAGCCGTATTATGTTCGACCATGATGTCAAACCATCTACCTATCAGGCTTTTCATAAGACCAAATAGTTCAGCCTCTCCCATATCAGGCTTTAGCTCGGGCCCTGCCATGGCTTTAAGTGACTTATACAGGTTAGATCTTTCATGGAATGAGCTAGTGCAGGTAAAAAACACGTATCCCGCTGTTAGTTCCTTATGTCTAAACACAAAGCGGTAGGCATCCTGCATTTCATCACTTTTAAAGGCTTTCTTTTGAGTGTTTTTAATCAGCACTAGTCCAAAAGTATGTAGTCCAGATGGTACAAGGTCATATTCGACAAGTTCCCCTTTAGGGATTTTTATAGTGTTTTTAAGTTCTTCAGTTCTTTGGTTCATAACTCTCTCTTTTTAACTGTTTACAAGTAAACAAAACTTTGATACCTTAAATTAACAAGCGGCTTCTATAATGTCAAAATAATTTTTATGAAACAACCCCTAAAATATGACTGCTTTTTAGAGCGTCTAAGAGACAAACTGGATCTAACCAAAGCAGAGCTTGCAAGGTGCTTAGGTTGGAGTTTGCAGCGATATCACGCTGCAGTAACAACAAAATCAAACGGGGCATCATATCCAACCAAAGCATTAGCTAGTGCAGAATCCATAGCTCAAAAAGTCGATTTACCAGTCAAAACAGTAGCAACTTTAATTAAAGATCTCATGTAGTTTTACCAACTAAAACAGGATTAGGACTGAGTAGGATGAAACGAAAACCACCCTTTCAAGCCTCTCCTGATTTTTTCGACTACACACCTGATGAAGATCCTTGCCCAGAAAAACAACTGATAGCAGCGCTCTTGGATAGAACCATTAGGGATTTAATAGAACCCGCTAACGATATCCTAGACTTACACAGGCAAGAAGCTATTGAGTTTACCTATTCACCAGATACTAAGCCCTATACTTTTATCTGGTGCTGTGAAGAGCTAGACATAGACCCCAAAAAAATCATAACCAAAGCTGAGCAACACGGGATAATCTACCCCCGTAGATGGAGAGTTGATATTGGCAGGGACTATTGGTCCTTAATCGACTCTAATTCCGATCTATCAGGGTTAGTTCCAGCTTGGATACCCAAGCGCAAAGCCTGACATGCTTCTAGGATAGCTTTATTTAACTCAGGACTATAGTTAGGGCTTAGGGGTATGTCACCCCCTAGCCCCTTAATAGACTCGCATAGGGGGCCTACTATGGCCCATATGCGAGCTTTATCAGTATTGGTTAAGGTTATCCGAGAAGGGCGCATAAAATCATAAACCCGAATAAACCCAAGATTATTCCACCTGCAATAGTTAGCATAAGTTTAGTCCTTTAATGTTTTTAAATATCAGTCTCTGCTTTTCACTGGCATAATCACGCCGTGATATAGCCCCAAACTTTGCACATAGCATGTAGTTTCAATCGGGCTATTAGTCCCGGGATTAACCCCAAGCGTTAATTTTCCAAACTTCGCTTTTTCTAGTGGGCTAAGCGCATCAAGTAAGTACACTAAATTTAGCGTTATTTTGGTTGGTTCAATTGTATTCCAGTCAGGATCAGATTTTTCTCTGTTGATAGCAAAAGAGGCAAGCATATCGACAGTTTTAACCTCAAAAATTGCAAAGTCATCATTCAAGGTTATTGTTCCAATAGGGGCCTTGCTATCTTCAGTCTTAGCAACTTGAGTCAATGCCTTAAGCTTCTTATATGAGTCAGAATTAAAGCTTAAATGCACCTCTCTTTTCTCAGTCAATAACACCTGCTTATATTCAGGAAATTCACCATCATAACCATCAAGATACCCCCTTAATTCGCTTGGTTCGGTTCTAACATAGTGCAATCTATGCCCATCGGTACTAACTAGTGTTTCTTTATCTTTATAAATTCTAGTTAAGTTAGGTCTATACGCATCTTTGCTACAGGCTTTATTTAAAAAATCTAATGTATTCATATAGTCTAGTCCTTTCAATTAGTTAAATAGTAAAACTAAGTATCCCAAGCTTAAGCGCAAGCATTACAAACATAAAACAAGCTATGATCGTAAGACTGGCAAAGGCTGTGCAGAATAAATCCTCTTTAAACTCGATTAGTGTGTAGTGTTTCATGGTGTTAATAGTCCTTAACAGAAGTAAAACGGTATTCAATCGTATAGTCACCCCTAACTGATTCAGCTCTAAATAGTTCTGGGAGATCTGTTACATGGTAATCTGGTGCACTAAAGTATTTACGCTTTCTAGCTCTATAGCCTTCTATCAGGCTATAGCAGATCTCATGCTCCGAGATTGTGGTTACAGGTTCACCCATGAAATTACGTGATTCTATCATCTTAACTACAATCGTACTCATGCCTTCACCTCATTAGCTTGATAAGGTTTCATGATTGCATCTACTGAACGGGTTACAGCCTTGCTATGGATAGCATCGGCTGCTTCCATCTCAGCTACTAGGCTAGGGATATCAATTCGAAACTTAGGGTAAGAGCTAACCTTCCTTAGCGCATCGTTAGCATTAATTGCTCCCAGCAAGATACCTTGAGATATATGGGCAAGGTCATGAATGAACTGCTCAGGCTTATGATAGAACTCAGCTGTAACCCGCATGATTAAAGCCTTGGCGGTATAGCCATTCTTACGCTCTTTGCGCTCATATTTAAAGGCTTGCTCTAAGCTCCACTTGTTACTTGTACAATCAGCACAATACATAAGCTTATGCCATGCATCGTTAATTATCTGCTTTTCTTTATTGGTGTGTTCCATATTGGTTCTAGTCCTATTGGTTAGTCGCTCACTATTGAGCATGTATTAGTTATACATACTATATCGTAAGATGTAAAGATAAACTTTATAGTTTCACCAAAATAATCCATCATTATTAATATTCAATAGCTGTACAAATATTACACAGTAGTTACGCAAACTTACCTTATATCCAAGTAACTATCGTGTAATGACATAAATAATAATGACCGATAATATCCCGTTGCGGGCAAGCTATTGCCTTGCGTTAGCAAGCTTATAGGCAGGATTAGGGCAGGGTAATGGCAGGAGCAATACAGGAGTAATGCGAGATTAACGCAGGGGGCAAGAGGGGATACTCGCCTATTGTAATATTCCAGTGTGTCCCGCCGTGGGACAGCTATGCAATTATTGCGTAGTAGCTATGTATCCAGCCAGAAAAGACACTAAGCAAAGTAAGTATAGTATTATCATATAGTTATATAGCTATTACCTAACGAGAAATATAATTCTGGTTAGGTAAGATTCCTAAGTCATTGATATTACTAGTATGAATTAGTTGCATAGGACTATGAAAGAATTTGCATACCCCCTATAGGCCGCCAGCTGGGGGTGTGGTCATGGGTATGTATCCCCCGTACCTATTTTCCCCATTATTAGTCCTTTTATCATATAGTTAGGTTGATTATTTTGGTTATAATTTTTTTTGGTTGTGTCAGTTCCTGAGTTAGTGATAATATTTAGTTACCGTCTTTTTGCTGTTTTTTATGTTCGAGAATAAATAAGCAGTACAAGTACTTATCCGCTATGTGGATGAGGTCTTTAGGAGTATTGAAACGGGGCAATCGGGTAAATGAAAGGGCGAGTTTCCCTGTCCAGAAATGGAGAGGTTTAGTCTAGGCAACGAGTAAGTAGTTGATCTTATTCAACCACGGCGCGTCCTAGTCCAGAGACTCATTGGGTAGTTTCACTACTAAAAACCAGCCTGTATAAGTTTATCCCCTAAAGTTAAATGACTAAATCTCCTTACCTGTCATTTGGGTTATTAGACCTGACTGCTATTTGTGTATCTATTAATTAATATTAATTAGATAAAAACACCCTAGCAGCCGCCAGCTCTAATAAAATAAATGAGACGGGGAGGCCGTGGTGTATCTACGGTTCTAACTCTAGATAATAAATAAAAGATTGACATTATAAAGAAAAACCCCCTATATGGATATGAGGCCATAAAGGGGGTGTAACCGTTTAAGGTTTAGAGAGGTGGACTAGACCCATCTGTCTGCAATGTAAATAAAATAATTAGTATTAGCAAGAGGAGAGATATGGACTGGAGGGGTGAGATAAGGATGTTGTTGAGGGGCAACATACTGGATTGTGTGAAGGATGGTAAGATAGTTGAGGAAGAGTTGTATGGGGAGGATGCTGATGCGCTTGGAGCCAATGGTAGTGCTGGGCTGCTGGATAGGATTAACGATGTTGTTGTGAGTGCTATTAAGGCTGGGTTTGTGCGTGGGCATGCGGAGGGGGCAAAGGCTGCGATATCGCAGTTACCAGAGGAGCAGCAGGGTGTGTATGAGTTTGACCCTGAGATAGATAGATTTTGGGCTGACAGAGCGTGGAAGGAGCATTCGGATGAAATTGCTTAAAAAGCTTGAGAGGGTAAGGACTAAGCAGGGGAGATTTCCAGATGACGGGCTTAAAGGTATTGGAATTGCAGAGTTACAGAGAATGCCGGAGCAATCGCACTTATCTTGTCCTCAATGCCAGTCTGCATGGTTTGGTGTTAGCGGTGCAGGATTTGCTACGAAGACAGGATGCCGTAAGTGTGGATGGGAGAGCGTTATACATATACCCCTTACATCGAAGGATTTTACTGGGGTGTGTCCGAGCTGTAATTGCCCTTGGTTTGCGATTATTAAGTTTGGGGATAAGGTTGCAATCGGATGTCAGCGGTGCAAGTGGGAAACCGTTAGTCCTATTACGAGAGTCACAAGCACTGGATTGATATTACCTAACTAGAGGGGATTTATGACTGAAAGGAACTTAGAAGATTTTATAGCTGCTGCTGTAAAGAAGTCTGTAGAGAAATCCTTAGCTCTGAGAGAAGAGAAAGCTATTACTCCCACTACTGATACCCCCCATGCTGAAGTCCCTGCTGTAGCGCAAGCTAAGGCTTTACAGAGCCTTGCTAGCAGTATGGAGGTAGTGGCTAGTTTTATTACCCAAGGTGGATTAGCGCAGTTAATGACTGGTCAGGCTAAGGCCAATATGTCTAGTCAGATGCTTAATGGGTTAATGACTAATATGGGTAGGGCTGGATTGGATGCTAGCCTTATGAAGCAGAATACGATTGAGATTACTCAATTAGCTGAGATGATTTTTGAAAAGTATGCTGAGAAGCTAAAGGCTAAGTCTGATGGGAATTACGATCCTGAGCTTAAGGATGCGGAAGCAGATTTTAATGAGCGCTATTCAAAAGTTAAATAGCCCTGTAATCTGCCAACATGACGATAGTTCTTGGTGGTTTTAAATCTAGAAGTAATGAGCTTAGGAATAAGGTTGAGCCTAGTACAGCTCAGCTTATTGGCCCACATAGGCAGGGTAATGATGTTGTTGCTCAGATAGCGTATGCGCTTGTTGTGAGTGATACGTGTGAGGCTAATTCTACTACTAGAACGATAGTTGCTACTGGGATAGAGGCTAGTGCTAAGGAGGGGTATGCGGTTTTATTTACCTCTGGTGTTAATTCTGGACTAGTAGCTTTTGTTCAGAGCGTTACTACGAATGAGCTTACCCTAAGTCAAACACTAGCTCAGGCTCCCGGTGTAGGAGATGGATTTGATTTAGTGCGTCCCAGCTTTTTAAAGACTGGGGCTGATGGGACTATAGCGGTTAATATAATTACTTCCCCTACTGTTAATCAGGGAAGTGCTTCTGCTTCTGGTCCCGGTTGGGCTGTGCAGTTCCGTGGGCCTCTTGGGTTACCAACGGTAAATTTTAATATCGCTGGAATTTATGAAATCCCTGCGGTTGTTGTTGGTGACCCAGTAACTGGTTCCCCGTGGAACTTTATTTCTGGGCGTGGCCTTGTACAGATGCGCTCAACTCTTTCGGCGCATGTTTCAGTTGCTGCAAGTGCAACAAATGTAACGCTTTTAGCCGACCAGCCTCTTAGGGCAGGTGGCTCAATTTTTAATGATTCAACCGCAAGCATGTATTTAAAGCTTGGGGCCACAGCTTCGACGACCTCATTTACAACTATCGTGCGGCCTAACCAATTGTATGAAATCCCTTTTGGCTATCAGGGAATAATTGATGCTGTGTGGTCCAGCGCTACAGGTAACGCCAGAATTATGGAGTGCTATTAATGCCACTCTATAACTTTGATTTAGATACTGTTTTAAATGTCGGGAATACCTCGACGACATCAATTCGGATTCCTACTGCAAATCTTACTGCCTACCATGTGGGTTTAGCAGGGACTTCTGATAGCTCAACAATTATTCTCGACATGTCCGAAACCAGCAGCACAACAACTGCCGGTATTCGCTCGGTAGTTGAACACACTGGCTCAACTGGCATCATGCGCGCTATGCAGTTTACCGCTAGGCATAACGGAACTGCTATTGCTCAAAGCCCGTTGGGTGGTCAGTTTACAGCAAGCCTTGCAGTCAAAAATGCAGGCACAGCGCAAGTTACAGCGCTCCAAGGTACTGCTACGTTAGAAGATACTGTTAGCCATTCGGCAAACGCTACTAACTTACAAAACATTTTCGAATGCACCGACAACGGGGCAGTCATTACAGGCGGAATTATTAACGCCCGTTCAGTCTGGGCAAAAGAGCCAGCAGCCTACACTGGAGCCGCAACAATAAGACGCTGGGCTATTCTTTCGTCCGGTGATGTCCAAATCAACACGAACAAAAGACTTCTCTTAGGCGGTGGAGACGCCAGCGTAGGCACTAATTACTTACTTGGTACTGGCTCATTAATAGAAACCTATATTAACTCAGTAAAGGTTTGTGATTTTTCTTCAACTGCTCTGACACTAGCCGATGGATATAACATTGCTGGGGGTTCAACCACTGGTTCAAAACTTGGGTTAAGTTCCACCGATAAATGGGGCTTTTTCGGCGCGACTCCGGTAGCTAGGCCAGCGGCTTATACCCAGACATTTGCAACAGCAAGCAGAACCGTACCAAATCCTACCGCCACAGTACCAGCAGCAACTAACACACTTGGTGGCTGGGGTTTCGCATCAAGTGCCGAGATGACAACTTTTGTGAACGAGATAAAAAATCTCATCACTGACGATGAGAATTTAAGGAAGAATATCAACGCACTAATTGATGATCATCAAAGTTTAGGATTCGCAGGATAAAATATGGCGTTAGAAGAAGACCAAGCATTTTTAGAAAAGATTGCAGAGTGCTCAAGAGAGCTGGGCTTCTGGTATCAAAAGAAGTATGAGCAGGTTTCGTACAAGGGGCTATTAATCCTAGAAACAACAGCCGAGCAGAAAGGCGCTTGCGATTCTGTTATTGATACAATCCAGCAAAAGCTATTGGCTTTGGTGCAAGGCAAAATTCAGCAAGCCACACCGGGGCCATTGCAATCCCAGACTGACGTTCTCAATCAAGGCACAGTTCTAGGAGAGGATAAGTAGCATGTATAAAATTAACGTAAATCCAGAAGAACAGGCTCAGAATCTTTTAATCTTAAAGCTTCAGCTAGAAGAGCAGCTAGCCAAACTTAACGAAGTGCTTTCTAATATACCTCAAGAGGCATTAGATGCTGCTCTTTTAAAGCTTACATCTTTAGGCAAAATTGTTCCGAAATGAGCTGGCGTTGGAGATATTTTACACCAGAGGAAGTACTTTCCCCTGATGGGCTAGAGCAATACGCTCGTGGAATTCTGCTTATCTCTCCTACTCTCCTAGACCACTTAGAAGCCTTACGCTCTAAGCTTAAGCATCCACTAAGAGTTAATCATAATGGCCTAAAGTTTCGTGGATACCGCTCTCCTCACGAAAATTACGCCATTGTCGGTGGAGAAAAGTATAGCTATCACATGCAGGGACTTGCTGCTGATATCTCCTGCTATCAAGTATCCCAAGAGCAGTTTCTAGGCGCTATTCGTTCTCTAGGCGTATTTAGAGGTATTGGCATATACGACACATTCGTTCATGTAGATATTCGTCACAGCCTAACTAATGCTGAAGTCTCATGGAAGAAATGATGGGCAGCAGAAATGGGTACGAACAGCATGAAGTTGCTCTTTTAAAGGCTGCAATTGACAAGCTTTCTGAGTCTGTTGATAGACAAACTCTAGCTATAGGCCAGCTTCCAGACAGAGAAACTATAGATACTCTAGGTAAACGCATTCAAGACTTCATGGATTTCCATCGCTCCTCAATACCAATTTTTATGGTTGTACTCATGTTCGCTACACTACTAGGAGTTATCTTTGGTAAGGAAATTATTGAGTGGATTTTTGAGCATCCTATTTATCCCATTTCTCGCTAACGCTGAAATTCAAGGGATTAGCGACCTAGGGCTCTGTCATCCACAATATAACTTTAAGGGTCTACGAGAGCAGTTTAAAGGCTCTCCTGTTATTGCTACGGGCTTTCTCGATAACACCTTTAACCCTAAAGGTTGCCCTAATCTCGATAGGCTTTTAAGGCTTAAGAAGAAAATCATACTAAGAATTCATGTTATTAATAGCCCCGGCCTTAGAAACAAAAGACTAGAGCCGCATGAGATCCATGCTGGCGTTTCCCGCTCAAAATTAGATTCTCAGGTAAGGAAATTACATCCAGCCTTTGTTTCTAAGTATGCGGCTAGACTTAACGCTTTAAATGCTCAGCTATCTAAAAGACAGGGGAATATTCAGCTACTAGTATCTCCCTGCTTAGAATGCGATTTATCAAAGCCAGCAAGAATGAATCTCCTGATGCTGACAAACCTTCATATGCCAAACGCTATTTTAGTAGATAATCCACTAAAGGGCTCTTGTGTCTCTGGCGTTCTTTGCGAAAGGCATGGAGACACTAAGTCTGGAGATATACTTGATCTAGACGGAATATCTTTATCCGAGGTAAATATAAACTTGTGGCGTAAGAAGACCAAAGCTAAGTACCTTAGGCTTGCATGGCAACCATGTAATAATGGACTAAAAAAAGGACAAGAATGGGTTCCTCCGACAAAGAGAAAGAACTTTTGCAATCAGAAACAGATTCAACTATCGAGGAAGTTCCTGCTGAATTAGTAGGATTAGAACATTATTTAGAGGCTTGCGTATTAAGCTTGCCAGAATGGGCACAGAAATTGTTTGAAATGAGAAGGGCGCTATTCTCTGCTGATAAGTCAGGGAATCTCTGCGTTGTATTTGATACCGATAATGTATCAGGACTTGCTCAGCAGGATGTTGTTAAAATGGTTCTGGAGTACTTTGAAAACAATAAGAGTGATGCAATTGAGGCTAATTATATAAATTAAAGGATGCATATGAAGTTCCTTACAGGCTTACTAGCTGGTGGCCCTCTAAATGGTTGGAAAACTATTTTAGGGTATTTATTTGCTAACGTACTAACTGGCTCTCCCTTAGCACTTGATGCTGTTAATGCCGCACTAGTGCTCCCTAGCGTTGCTAATATTGGAGCTGCTGTTGCTCACGTAGTACTTGCTCTTGGCGTAGGCCATCAGGTTGTAAAAAAGATCTAATGAAGCACTCAAAAGAACAGCTAGACGCAGTATTTGATAACTTACTTAAAGCTTATCAGGTTTCTTTTGGCCAAGAGATGACAAAGGAAAAACTACTTCCAGTCTTAGGCAAGCACTTATCTGAGATGGAAGTAGAGTTTGTTCTCAATAGAGTGAAAGGACTAGACCCTTTAGGAATTCAATATTTAATGACTAAGTTCGAGGAGCCTCAAGTAGCTCCAGAACCAGTCGTCCTAGAGGTTAAAAAACGTGGAAGGCCCGCTAAGGCTTAAAGTAGAAGCAGACTTTGAGCAGTTCTACAACAATATGCATCCTTGGCATAAACCTGTGTATGTGCCCGGGAAAGGCCATGCTACGGATGAGAATCTTAAGGCGCTAGTTGCTGAGAAATTCCCAGAGCTACGCCTTCACATGCCTATAGACTTGGCTGTTGAAGCCTTTCATCGCGTTACAGGCTTTCCCCATCGCACTATCGAAAAGTACGCAAACCTTATCCGTATAGAAGAGAAAGTAGATAAGGCTATTACTGAGATTAAAAAGGATGTTTATAGGCGTAAGCTCCCTCTCATTAAGGAGATAGTAGGACTTACCCTAGAAGGCGTAAAGGAAGCTGTTCAGGGCGTTATTGAGGATAAGGAAAGGTTACGCTCCTTCTCTCCCAGAGAGATTCGAGATTTAACAATGGTAGCCGCAGAATTAAACAATATCTTAAGGCTAGAAACAGGTCAGTCTACTCAAAATATTTCCAATAAAACTCACATAACTGAAACAACGTCTCAGAGTGTCAGCGTTATACTTAAAGACCTAAAAGAAATAGATCCAGTCTTTGAGTATCCAGAGGTTCCAGATGAGCAGTAATGCAGCAAAGGCATTATCAAATCATCGGAATATCATGGCAGCGATTTATGATCGCATTAATAACGTACACAAAAGACCATTACACGCAGGGCAAATTCAGCTAGCCAAAGCCTACTTTAATGACAAGAAAAGAATAATTCAGTCCCAATGGGGCAGGAATGCTGGGAAAAGCGAGTCTGTTCTTTACATTGCGACTGTTAAGGCCATTCTAGAGCCTAATTCCCAGATTTACATTATTTGCCCAGAGCGTAAGCAAGGAAAAGAAATTTACTGGGCTAGTAGAAGACTACAGAATTATCCTCCTCCTGAATTTATCGATCAGGCCAAAGACTCTGAGATTCGTTTAGTTTTTAAAAACGGTTCCTTTATCTGCGTAGATGGCTGCGAAAATACAGCAGCTCACGCTGGTATTAAGCCTCACTTAGTTTTCTACGATGAGTTTCAGCGTCATTCCCAAGAGTTTGACTTGGAGATAATGCGTCCAAATCTTTTGGCTAAAAACTCCTCTCTTATTATTACTGGCACTCCTCCTAAAAGAGACTGCTACTACATGCAGTTTAAAAAACAGCTTTTACAAGAAATTGCTGGTGGAGATAAGACTAGGCTCTATCTTCAATTTCCTACCAGCATTAATCCAACTATCGATAAGGAAGAGCTACAAAAGACTATTGATGCGCTAGTTCGCTCTGGTAACTCTGCAATTGCAAGACGCGAATATTACGGAGAAGACTGCTTTGGTGGTGAGGGCGTAGTATTCCCATTCTGGTCAAGAGAAACGCATGTGCGGCCACACAATGTACTAACAGCTACTCTTGAGAAAGATAAAAAGAAGATGAAGTGGATAGCCTTTGCTGACCCCGGAGCTGCTACCTGCTTTGCAGTTCTGTTTGCAGCGTATAATCCATATACAGCTCAAATTTTTATTCTTGATGAGATATACGAGACAGATAGGAAAAGCACAGAGCCACTAAGAATGTGGCATCGAATTCAAGCTAAGCAAAAAGAGCTTTTTGATGGCAGGTGGATTAATGGGTATGACTCTGCTGAAGCGTGGTGGAAAGAGCTAATTCAAACCAACTTTAAAGCCAGTCTTGTAGGAAGTGCAAAAACCACAAGATTTATTGATGATGATATAGCTCTCATTAAAAGCCTCATGGCAGCAGAGGATGCTCTCTATGTTTCTGATAGGTGTATTAATTTTATTAAGGAAGTAGAGAATTATGTAACTGACGAAAAGGGTGATTTACCTGAAGATGGAGATCATTTGCTGGATGACTTTAGGTACATACTTAGACACGTTAATTACAAATTTGTTGAGCGAGTAGAGGCCCAGAGGGCCCACTTACAAGCAAGGGACATTGAGGGACTATCTCAGAGCAGGGAGCTAGATTTAGTGACTGGCTGGGATGAGGAAGTTTTATTTAATTCTATAAATGCGGATCCATGGGACATTACATTTCAATAAGTATAATTGCGATAATTTTAAGTTTTTTCTACTTACAGCTTAGAAAATGTAAGGTTGTTCATAATACCTACGTTACAAAAAGCATTGACGAGAGAAAGCTTGATAGGCTTATGGGCCTTATCCAGCAGCTTACTATTGAAGCCAAGGTAACAAAAAAGCTTGCTGAGAATGCGTTTAGGATGGCTAGCGCTTCAAATGTTTCAGTCTCAATTCTATCAAAAGGCATAGGGGCTAGACCAAAATTCATTTCTAAGGAACAGTTAGTGAGTGAAGCGGTAGCAAAAGGAAAGCTTGAAGACCTTTTTGGAAACGAAGAGGCTGAGTTTTTAAAGCCGCTACTCTCCGATGATGAAATAGAATTAATTGATGAAGCTAGAAAACAATACGAGAAAGCAAAGGCAAAGGGTGAAGTCCTATGAGTGCTATTAATCCGTTATCAAATTCGCCTTTTGACGATCTGGAGTACACAGATAAAACCTTTAGTCCCTTATGGACATTGCCAGATTTGACGGACGAGGAAGCTCTTCTTAAGTGGGCTAGGGAAACCGTAGAAGCGTGTGAGGAGTATTATGGGTACTACTTTCAAATCCAGCAGGATAACCTCATGCTTTTCCGTGGCATTCACTGGATCATGCAAGATAGGTACTCAAATAAGTGGCTTGATAAACAGGGAATTCTTACTCGCCGTTCTCCTCGGGTGGTTATTAACCATTTGTATGACTTTGTGGAACAATGGGTAAGTAGGCTTACCCGGTATCGTCCAGCAGTAGCTATTTATCCAGCTAGCTCAGAGATGTCTGACTCTGATGACGCAAAGATTGCTAAGGACGTACTTAATTACATTTGGTATCAAAATAATATCGACAAGTACCTCCAAGAGTTTGTTCGTCAAGTTAAAATATTTGGTGAAGCCTATTTGTGGATTACTTGGAACCCCAATAAGGGAGATTTACATCCTGACTGGGTACAGGCTCAATCTCAGGGGTATCGCATTCCAGTTACAGGGAAAGACGGGCAACCAGTTCTGTCTGAAAAGGGAGAGCCTCTATACATTCAAAAAGCCATTCGTATTGGGGAAGTTGAGTACAAGGTAGTTCCTCCTTGGCATGTATTTGATATGCCCTGCCGCAATAGGGATGACATAGATTGGAGTATTCGCTGGTCTAGCGAGAATGTTGATTACGTAAAAGCTAAGTATCCAGAGAAAGAAGACTTAATTAAGCCTGATGATGGCATGGAAGTCTTCTCTAATAGAAAGCTTGATATTGGCAAAATGAAAAACGAGTGCATTGTGTACGAGTTATTTCATCGCTCTTCTGAGTTCCTAGATAAGGGTAGGTACATTAAGTTTACCAAAACAGCTATCTTAGAAAATACTGATTTGCCGTATCAGCATGGCAAAATCCCGTATGTATACATGAATGACATTGAAGTGCCGGATCAGATTCGTGGCATGTCATTCTTTCAGCAGCTCTACCCTCTTCAGTTTCAAGTTAATGCATGCGCTTCTCTTATTTATAAGAGCTTTGTTCTTATGGCGCATCCAAAGATTGCAGCTAGAGAAGGCTCTGTAAATATTAATCAGTTAGTAAATGATTCTACGGTAGTTCTCTATAATGATGATGTTCCAAGCATTTTATCTATGCCTCCGGTGAATGGAGAGATGTTTAATTACATCAATAAGTTAGAATCTACGTTAGAGAAGTTATCGGGCATTTTTACAATGTCTCGTGGTCAAGCTCCTAGTGGTGTAAGAGCTGCAAAAGCTTTGAGAGTGCTTGAGGAGCAAGAGGATAAGAGAGCTTACGTTACTGCTGTTAAGTATAACGAGGTAGCTCTTATTGATAATGCT